CATCCAAGTTTTGAACCTTGTAGAGACCATTAGAGAATGAGAACCTCACGGTTAAAACTCATACTCAAAACTTTCAAATAGCAGTAATACGGACAGTCCCATAGAGTTCAGTCTGACCTCCTGAGAATGTTGGAAGTACTGGGAAAGTAAGAGGTGTTGTACCATTAAGTGCAACAAAGGCAAACGAGGTAACTGTTATTTCCTGAATGCCCACAGCTCCAGAAATGAGACCAAAACCAGGTATAGTAGTCGCTGACCAAATTGAAGTCCCTGACAATTTAATGTCAGAGCTCAAGGCCTCAAGATCAGCGGATGTATTATCCCCAACGACAATAAGATCTATATTGTAATTTCCTGGGGGAAGCAAAATGGAACCAGCGGTATTAACCGCACTCAAACCATTCGTAAGAGTAGTCGCAAGAAGCAAATTCTGAGAAACCTCAGTAGTTGCAGCAATTTCAGCTCCATTTGACTGAAAAACAGCGACCTGGTGATTTTGAGGAGCGGCAGCAGTGTTCTCAAGGATGGGAATCATCAAAGTACAAGTGTACCTTACACGAAGTTCCATCATATTGGGAACAGCTCCTCCTTGGCCAATCGTAGAGACGAAAAGGTTTCCAAGGTCATAAGTCTTTATGTCAGCACCACCTGGCAAATTTCCAGGTCTGACATAGAATGAGTCATGATGGGAATTGAGAATAAACTTTGGTATGTTCAAATTAACTGTCTGATAAGACATCCCATCAGCCATCGGCATGACATCCTCAGCCTCCTGTTTATTAAGTGGAGCAGGATCAGTTGCATCAGCATCGAAAGAAAGAATTACCTTCCCTGAATTTGCATTCGTAGTATACTGAGTAACCTCTGGTTTGAGGTAAAATTCCAACTTCTGGAACTCATATTTTTCCCATTGTTTAGCTTCAATTGCGAGCCAAGGGAAAGTTGCTGCTTGACCTGGGTTCACTGCATATTGCGTAGTTGTAAACGCCACAGTTCCTGCAATGTCAGCAATGTACTCATCTTTTGTGACGGTCTTGCTTGCACTATTGCGATTAAACCCCATCCTTTGGGAATTTCCAAGAGGAACGTCAGTGATCATCCTGGTTTGATTCTGACGACCAGGTTTTGGACCTGTCTTTTTAGGTTTCTTTTGTTGCCTCCTTTTATTGAGGACTTCTGCCTTAAGTTGTTGAAGGACTTGTTGTTTCAATTGTTGGGCGGTTTTCCCAATAGTAATTTTGCGGGTTTGTTTCCCGTACGAGTTCTTACTCATATTTTTAAAGAAGAGATGATTACGTACGATCTACTTTAAAACAAATTAAAAACAGACCACAATTCGTGGTAAGAAACAAATTCTCTTTCCCATTCGGAAAAGAGACCATATTGATCACGCAATTTCGTCATTCTATCAAGAACGTCATCATAAAATTGTTTATCAACATGTATTTTAAGAAGTCCACCAAGTCTCTGCATTTCGGACTCAGGGTGCATCGTTTGCGATTTTTGAACACGTTTGTTCAATACACTTCTCATCTTGAGATCATCATAATGAACATCTGGGAGAAATTTACAGGAGCAAAAGTCCATTTCTTCCCAGGGAACTGATTTTCCAGCCCACTCGATTTTGGCATATCTACTTGAGAGATCAAGATCCTCATAATCACTCGACATTGCCAAATCATCACCATTTATAACAGTGGTATTATGATCAAAGAAATAATCCAATGGACGTTGGTAATTCTCAACAATCATGTAAAACCTCCACATCACATTCATGATGGTTGTAAGGTAATCTCCAGAACCTAGTCCACGTGGGACCATATAGAGAAAACCAGCAACATTTACACACTTGTAAATAGAGTTAGAAACGACATTTTCAAACATGTTCAATTCAG